AGTCTGCGGTCAAGAAAGGTGCTCAGGTAGCACGAAAAGCGGTAGTTAAAGGTTCTGAGGTCGCTGGTAAAGCAGTGGGTCATGCTAAGAACCTTGCTAAAGATATGGGTAGTGCTGCTAAGAAAGGATACAAGTCAACACAATCTTCTTCTTCAGATTCTTCATCTGATAGTGAAACCAGAAAACCACAAACATATAGAAATCAAGGAGTAACCAAGAAGAAACCAGGGATGCTGAGTAAAATTGGTTCAAAACTGAAGAGTGGTCTTAAGAAAGCCGTTGGTAAAACTGCAAGAGCAGTATCCAGAGGTGCTAGAAATGTAGCACGTCGCATGGGTGAAGAAACTGAACTTCAAGAGAAGGAATTATCCATTGATCAGCAGATGAAAATTTCCCGCGATGCAGCAGCAAAAAGAAAACCTTATCAACCTGGTGATCGTCAGAAGCAACGTGCTGCTCAACTCAAGCAGATGGCAAAGAACGCAAAGAAGGACACAAGAACAGATGCTCAGAAAATGACTGATGCAACTGGTCCTCGTCCTGGTTCTCGTTATAGAGGTGACTGATGAACTGGATAATGGAAATGAAAAAATGCAAACCTGGCGAATACTATTGTTACACCGATAAAAAGTGTAAGAAGATTCCCATGGGATGGCATATCGCCAGAGGTGGATATATAGAAAAGGATAATGAAGAGAGTGAAACTAAAAAGAATGGAAATGGAAATGGAGGTTCTAATGGAAACGGTAACGGTAATGGTAACGGAGGAGCAGTCTCCGAAGCAGCAGTCTCCAAAGCGCAACAAAGATTCTTCGGGATGGTTAGGGCGGCTCAGAAGGGGGAAATGGAAAATCCCTCACCTGAGGTTTCCAAAGTTGCTGCCTCCGCCAAGCGTTCCGACGTGAAGAAGTTTGCTTCTACTAAACATGATAAACTTCCTGAGAAGAAAGTTTCAAAGGAAGAGACTAAGTATGATAAGTACGACAAAGAGAAGAAGAGGTTTGCTAAGGCAGACCAAAAAATGAAGTTTGGTAAGTTCTACGACAAGGCAAAAGAAGCACAGACTCGTTTGCGTAAAGGAGAAGTGAAGAAGTGGGATCCTGAAAAGAAAAGATATGTCTCTAATCGAGATTGATTTTCCTATATAGAATGTAGATTTAAGGGTTTATCATGCTTGCATTTTTACTTCCATTAGCGTCAAAAATTATCTCTGATGCGGTTTCCAAAATTCCAGAAAACGAAGAACTCGGTGAGAAGTTGGTTGAGATCTGTCTTGTTATCTTGGGTAAAGCGGTTAAGTTAACCAAGACTGATATGGATGATCAGCTACTAGAAGTCGTTAAGAAGGCGATGTTAACAAGAGAAGAAGCGGCGGAATGATGGTGTAAGACCCTATACCTAGGGTCTTATTTTTTTATAAATATTTCTATCGTAAAAAGTTTATCACAGGCAATCACATGGCACTCTGGGGAAATAGCGACAATGTGACCTCAACAGGAACAGTAAGTCTTAACTATGCTACTGGTGTTGTAACTGGTTCAGGAACCACATTCGTCACCGACTTAGCAGTCGGACAAGTAATTCGTTTCGGCGCGAGAGATGGAATCTATCACGGCGATGCTGTAATTAAATCTATCGCAAGCGGAACATCTCTTACTATTGGATCAACTGCAGGACTTAGCGGAGCATCAATTGCTTCTACAGACTTTACTGTAAGCGAATGTCCTAAGTACACAGTTCTGGATTCTGTATACAGCGAATCTTCTGCAGGCACAGAAGACACCTTCGCATACGGCGTTTCTGGTGCTGGCGTTACTGCTGGTAGAGCTACTGCATATCACGCAACACACGCTGGATGGGTTGGTGTTACGACCTATAACGATCTCAACGGCAACCTGAGAGTTAAGCAGGAAGTCTTAGTTGCGATGTCTGGTATTTCTACAGGTAACGCACCTCTGTTCCCACCTGCATAATAATTGACTAATGTTTTTTGATGAACTGAATGAAGATAATTTTTTGTTATTCGCTATAAAAAATTATGAGAATCCCCAGGCAGTGACCAAGGACGATTTTGATAAAGATTTGAATCATTTCAAATATATCAAACGTCTATTGAAGCGATATAAAGGTTCAGGAGAGTTGAAGACATCTCTCCTGATCAATCACTTTATTGTTTTGTATAATATATTTGGGGATGCAGCAACACCAATGCTGTTTTATAAAATAGAAGAGGATTTATGGTCTGTGATGAAAACATTCATTGTTTTCTTAAATAGACTTCCAGATACTCCTAGATGTTATATTCATGATATACATATTGATATAAATTGTTTAGGTCAATTAAGAAAAACTTACTACAATCCAGATGGAAAAGATTGATTACATAATAGAAATGGTTCGACGGATCAAAGAAGAAGGTCCAACTATGGCTATGGGTAATGGAAAGATTGCTGGGTCTGTAGAAGCAGGAGATGATCCACCAGTAAGAAAGAAAAAGAAATACATTTACATGAAAGGAACAAGAAAACTCTGGCAGCAAAAGTAATGGCGTTCGGTCTAGGCAAACTTGCAGTTCTAGAATCAAAATTAGATATCTACGAAGACCTGTCCAAGGAGATGCTGGACAAGTTAGAACGTGCTGTCTCTACTATTTCTGAGAATAGTAATAGAGTTTCTGTTATACTAGAAAGACATGAGAATCGTTTAGATGAGAGTGATAAGTCAGATCAACTCATCATTAGAATGATAGAAGAAATGAAAAATCAAGAAGAAAAGAATCATGTAATTCTTCATGATAGAATTGATAAAATTCAAAAGAAAGTAGATGTAAATCAAAGGTTTGTGATTGGTGTTACAGCAGTGTTGACCACTCTTGTCGCAGTGCTACAAGTGGTTCCACCTATCATCAAAGTGTTGACTCCTCCAGTAACAGCGAGTACAATAGAAAGAACTATTTGATCTCTTTACAATGGATTTGGTTGACGCGAAGTATATCGGTCTTGTCTCTCCACGATTTCAGAAATTTAAGAAAGTAAAAAATAATTTATTTAATCTCCGCTGTCCCATCTGTGGAGATTCGCAGAAGAATAAGAATAAAGCTAGAGGATATATCTATCAGGTAAAGAATAATACTAATTATAAGTGCCATAATTGTGGTGCAAGTCTTTCTTTTGGTAATCTATTAAAGCAAGTAGATCCTCAATTGCATAAGTCATATGTCCTTGAGAAGTTCAAGGAAGGTCATGCTGGTAATAGTTTCGTTACTAAAGAACCTGAATTTCATCTTGAGAAACCAGTGTTCAAGAAAAAGGAATTAAGTATAGATTTACCTAAGGTGTCTGAATGTGTGGAACCCCTAGGATATCTCATTGCTAGGAAGGTAGATCCAGATAAATTCTATTATACTACTACATTCAAAGCATGGATTAATTCTATTAAACCTACCTTTGAAAGCACTAAGTATGATGAACCGAGGATTATTATTCCTCTCATATATAACAATACCCTAGTTGGAGTGCAAGGAAGAAGTTTTGTTATGAATTCATCGAATTCTATTAAATACATTACAGTCATGTTCGATGAAAATGCGCCAAAGATCTACGGTCTCGACGAAATCGACAGAGATGATACCGTCTATATTACTGAAGGACCTTTCGACTCTACGTTCATACAGAATGCGATTGCTATGTGTGGAGCTGACGCTCAAGTTAGTAATTGGGGTATTAGCGATCCTGTTTGGATTTATGATAACGAACCCCGTAATAGAGAAATCGTTACCAGAATCCAACGTGCAATCGAAAACGGTTCAAGGGTAGTCATCTGGCCAGAGAGTATTGATGAAAAGGATATAAATGACATGGTAATGTGTGGACTGGATCCCCAGTCTGTGATAAAATCTAATACATACTCTGGACTAGAAGCAAAGTTAAAATTTACTAATTGGAAAAAGATATGAGCAACGGGACTACTGTAAAAAAGCGTGATGGTCGAATTGAATCACTCGACCTAGATAAGATGCATTTAATGGTTGAAGAGGCAACTACGGGTCTTGCAGGGGTCTCTGCGAGTCAAGTAGAGATGAAGTCGGGTATTCAGTTCTATGATGGAATTACAACTGAAGAAATTCAAGAGATTCTAATTCGATCTGCAAGTGATCTGATTGATTTGGATCATCCTAACTATCAATACGTTGCTGCAAGATTACTTTTGTTTGCCGTTCGTAAGCAAATCTATGGAAAGATGAGAGAACTTCCTCATCTTGAAGCACACATCATGAACTGTACAAATGTTGATGTTTATGATAAAGAGATCTTTGTAAAATATTCAAAGGAAGAGATTGAAAAAGTAAACTCCATGATCGATCATGATCGTGATTTTCTGTTCACTTATGCTGGTTTGCGGCAGGTTGTAGATAAATACTTAGTCCAGGATCGCAGCAATGGTGGAGTATATGAAACTCCTCAGTTCATGTATATGATGATTGCTCTGACTATCTTTGCTGAGTATCCAAAAGAAACGAGACTCGATTATGTCCGACGATACTACGACGCGATCTCAAAGCACAAAATCAACATTCCCACACCTATCATGGCGGGAGTGCGAACTCCACTTAGACAATTTGCAAGCTGTGTTCTTGTTGATGTTGATGACACCCTCGATAGCATCTTTAGCAGTGATATGGCTATCGGCCGCTATGTTGCACAACGGGCGGGAATCGGTATCAACGCGGGTCGCATCCGTGGGATCAACAGTAAAATCAGAGGCGGAGAAGTTCAGCATACAGGTGTTGTACCATTCCTCAAAAAGTTTGAGGCAACTGTCCGATGCTGCACACAGAACGGCATTAGAGGTGGATCGGCTACAGTCCACTTTCCAATCTGGCACCAAGAGATAGAAGACATTATTGTTCTGAAGAACAATAAAGGTACAGAAGATAATCGCGTAAGAAAACTTGACTACTCAATTCAAATCTCCAAACTCTTCTACGAAAGATTCATCAGAGACGAAGAAATTTCACTCTTCTCGCCTCACGATGTTCCAGGTCTTTATGATGCTTTTGGTACTGATCGATTTGATCATGTATATGAAAGTTATGAATCTGATGAATCTATTCCTAAGAAAACTATCAAAGCTCAAGAACTTATTCTAAACCTTCTGAAAGAGAGAGCAGAGACTGGTCGCATCTATCTGATGAATATTGACCATTGCAATTCTCATTCGTCTTTCAAGGATAAGGTTGAGATGAGTAATCTTTGTCAGGAGATTACCCTGCCCACATATCCTCTAAATCATATTGATGATGAGTATGGTGAGATTGCTCTGTGTATTCTTTCTGCAATCAATATTGGAAAAGTTAAGTCTGATGAAGAACTAGAGAACTTATGTGATCTTTCTGTTCGTGGACTAGAAGAACTGATTGACTATCAGAAGTATCCTATCCAGGCAGCAGAGATCGCCACAAAGGCACGTAGGTCCCTTGGAATAGGTTTTATAGGTCTTGCTCACTATCTCGCTAAATTAGGGTTCTCCTACGACTCTCAGGAAGCATGGGACGCTGTTCATGGACTCACCGAGAACTTCCAATATTATCTTCTCAAGTCCTCCAATCAACTCGCAAAAGAGAAAGGACATTGTGAATACTTTGGTCGTACTAAGTATGCAGATGGTATCCTCCCGATCGATACATATAAGAGAGACGTAGACGAAATCTCTAGTCAGGAGTACGAACGTGATTGGGAATCTCTTAGGGCATCTATCTCCGAGTTCGGATTACGGCACAGCACATTGTCCGCACAAATGCCTTCAGAGAGCAGTTCCGTTGTGTCAAACGCAACCAATGGAATCGAACCACCTCGCGGATACTTGTCCATTAAGAAATCCAAGAAAGGACCTCTTAAGCAGATTGTTCCGCAGTATAACTCGCTGAAGAACAACTATACTTTACTTTGGGATATGCCTAATAACAGTGGGTATATTAAAATTGTTTCGGTTATTCAGAAGTTCTTTGACCAAGCAATTTCTGGAAACTGGTCCTATAATCCAGAACACTTCCCCGACAACGAAGTACCTGTTTCTGTTATGGCTCAAGACTTCCTCACTACTTACAAGTATGGATGGAAGACGAGTTACTATCAGAATACATACGATATCAAGACGGATGAAGTCAAAGATGATGATAGAGAGAGCGTTGAGTCTTTGCTCAATGAACTCCTGACTGCAGATGAAGAAGACTGCGAATCTTGTAAAATCTAATTTTATTAAATACTCTTGTAGAGTTGGAATTGGTAAGTAAGCAAACGGTAAACAAAGGAGAAATAGATGAAGGCAGACTTCAAAGTAGATAGAGCATACAGTTCAAATAAAGCGAACGGAAGAATGACTGTGGATAGAATGACGGTATTTAATACCGACCAAGTGAATACCCTGAAACAACCAATGTTTCTGGGAGCTCCCCTAGGCATTCAGAGATACGATTCTTACAAACATCCAGTTTTCGATAAACTTACCACACAACAATTAGGATACTTCTGGAGACCTGAAGAGGTTTCTCTGCAGAAGGATCGTGGTGACTATCAAACACTGACCCCCGAGCAAAGACACATTTATACTTCTAACCTGAAGTATCAGATCATGCTTGACTCTGTGCAAGGTCGTGGTCCTGGTATGGCGTTTATCCCATATTGCTCTCTTCCAGAACTAGAAGCATGTATGGAAGTATGGGGATTCATGGAGATGATTCATAGTCGTTCTTACACATATATTATTAAGAACGTCTATTCAAATCCTTCTGAAGTATTTGACCAGATCATCACAGACGAGCGCATTGTAGAGCGTTCTAAGAGCGTTACAGAAGCATATGATGATTTTATCAACAGTGCTCAAATGTGGGGTACTGGTAATATGTGGCAGAGTGATTTCAAAGATTCACCTACATCTCAATGGGAGATCAAAGATGTTAAGAGAAAGCTCTATAGAGCAGTTGCTAACGTTAACATCCTTGAAGGAATTAGATTCTATGTATCGTTTGCATGTTCTTTCGCCTTTGGCGAACTTAAACTCATGGAAGGATCTGCAAAGATCATTTCCCTTATCGCAAGAGACGAAAACCAACACCTCGCAATCACCCAAAACATCCTGAACAAATGGAAGCAGGGTGATGATCCTGAGATGGCTGAGATCATGAAGGAAGAGGAAGAGTGGACCTATCGAGCATTTGAACGTGCAGTGAATGAAGAGAAGCGTTGGGCAGACTATCTGTTCAAGGATGGATCTATGATTGGTCTGAACGATAAACTGCTTCAGCAGTATGTTGAGTGGGTTGCTAATCGTCGTCTTAAGGCGATTGGTCTCAAACCTCAGTATGATATTGCTGCAAAAAATAATCCTCTACCCTGGACACAACATTGGATCTCTTCTAAGGGACTGCAAGTTGCACCACAGGAAACAGAGGTTGAGTCCTATGTCGTAGGTGGAATTAAGCAAGATGTTAAGAAAGATACTTTCGCTGGTTTTCAACTTTAATAAGAAACCAACATTAGAAAAATACATAGAAGCAAAGAAGTGTGACGATTTTATATTTGAGAATCGTGACTTTGATGACTAATTATACAATTTGTGCTTAAATAGGGGGAGAAATCCTCCTATTTTTTATGCCTAAAAATCAAATAGAGAAAGAAGAAATGAAAGTCCATGTAATGAAACTGAAGCATCAGGTGGACATGGAGGGAGCAGATGTGTGGCAGGGAGAGAGAGAACTTGCTCATAAATACCTGAACAAGGTATTAGATATTATTAATGAGTATAGATATTGATTATGAAAATCCTTGGAAATATAATGGTGTGGCTTTTGCTGGGAAGGATATTGGGGATTATTTTGGTTTTGTTTATCTCATCACAAACATACAAAACGGAAGGAAATATATTGGGAGAAAGTATTTTTGGTCGTTCCGAACACCGAAGGGAAAGAAGCGTAAAGTAAAACAAGAATCAGATTGGAAAAAATATTATGGTTCTTGTCCAGAACTTAAAGAAGAGATAGAAAAGATCGGCAGAGATAAATTCAAACGAGAGATCTTATCTCTTCATAAAACAAAAGGTAGAACAAACTTTGAAGAGACTCGGCAGTTGTTTTTTAACAATGTGCTTACGGAGTCTTTAAATGGAGAACCTGCATACTATAATAGTAATATTTTAAGCAGATATTTTAGAAAAGATTATTATGGAGACGATTGATGAGATCTGGAAATGGTCTAGCGAGATTAACCAAGAGTGTAGAGTTGAAAGAATTACTGACTATGTATCAATAGCTAGAAATGTTTATAAGTATCCTGATAGAGTACTTGAGTTTCAAGAATTATTGTGCAGATGGGAGACATGGGAAACTGCAAGACCAGGAATGACTTCTCTAGTCCTTCCTGCATGGTTATCAAAAAATCTTATTGAAGAAGTTTTTGATATGGATGATTCTGAACAAGTTATTTCTTCTTGTGAACCAGAGTTCCTTTATTTTTATCGAGATAATATTCAGAAACATGATAATATACCGTTAGATGAAGACTTGCAAACAGGAAATTGTTTATTGCCTCATAATGATTATGTTGATGATAATACTGAGAGTATTATTTTTCTTGTGAATTTAAATCATCGAACAGTAAAAACAGGATTTTGGTCATTTAACGAAGAAGTTCTTCAGTATGAAGATACTGATGAAGAAGTGAATGAGTATGCTAGAAGTATAGATCTTCACAACTACCATGAAAAAACAAACAATGGTATTTTGGATAATGTTCTTAATGTTGAATATAATTTCAATGAGGCAATAGTTTATAATGCAAGAGCTTTGCATCAACCATGGATAGATGATTTTTATACTAGACAAAATCCTAGAATTATGTTAAGGTTTCCTTTTGATCTCTCCCAAGAAGAATTGAAAAGGGTATTATGAAGACTGTTGATGAGATTTGGGATTGGGCTGCAGAGGTTAATCCAGATGTCCAGATAGAAGAACTTGCTGAATATGTATCAATAGCTAGAAATGTTTATAAGTATCCTGATAGAGTGCTTGAGTTTCAAAAACTTTTAACTAAGTGGGAATCAGCTGATGGAGATAAACCAGGAGTAAATTCTCTAGCACTTCCTGCATGGACAGGAAGTAACATTATCAACAATGTTTTTGGTGATCATGATGAGAATGATTACATCCTTGAAGAATCTAAATCTGAGTTTATTTACTTCTACAAAAATAATAAAAAGAAATTTGAAACCGATCCGTTGTCGGAAGTATTGTATACTGGAAATTGTCTATTACCACATCATGATGTTATTGATGATGATACTAAAGTATGTATAGGTCTTGTAAACTTAAATCACAAATCAATTAAAACAGGATTCTGGTCATTCAATAATGAAGTTCTTTTGTATGAGAAGGATATAGATTACTATGATGATTATATTGAGGAGATAAATCTTGATAACTACCATGAAAAAACAAACAACGGTATTCTGGATCAAATCCTCACCGTTGAATATCATTTCAATGACGCTATATTTTATAATGCAAGAGCTTTGCATAATCCAGTCATAGATGATTTCTACACCAGAGAGAATCCTAGAATGACGTTAAGATTTTATTTTCCTTACGAGTCTTGACGAGGGGGTCTAGACCTACTATAATGAGCGCATCCTCAAAATGATTATGGATCAAACAATTGAAGTGGTTGCAGCGACCCGCGAGTGGGTCATGGATCGACTAGCAGACCCGAATCTAGAGTATCAAGATGCAATGGCTCTAGCTGATGAATTCAAAGAATGGATTAACCCTAAAGAAGATGAAATTGATATCTTATCCGTATGAAAAAATCCATGTTTATTTGTAGTGCAATCGTATCTGCTACTGTATTAACTGCAGTAACGTTTGTGGCTTTGCCTGATAAAAATACAGCAGTTCCTATCCCTGTAATTCCTTATCCAGAACTACAAGATCCTCCTCCTATTGATACTTATATCTGTGACGGATGTGAACCTAATGAAAACATCACCCTATCATTTCTGCAGGTTCGTGGTATCAAAGACAAGGCAGCTCTTGCTACTGTAATGGGTAACATCAAACAGGAATCTAAGTTCATTCCTAACATCTGTGAGGGTGGTGCTCGCGTACCATATGAGCAATGCTTGACTGGTGGGTATGGTATCATTCAGTGGACTACTCAGAAGCGTTACGATGGACTGAGTACCTTTTGTACTAAGTATGAATGCAATCCCTCTACCATGCAGGGACAACTTAGGTATATGGTTAACGAACCTCAGTGGTTAGACTACGAAGTTCATTTAAAAACGGAAGATCAACCGATTGCTTTTTATATGAATCATGCTTACAATTGGTTGGGTTGGGGCATTCATGGTAAACGAACTAAGTATTCTCATGAATATTACAATCAACTAACAAAACCCTCAGGCAACGTTGCCTGAACCTAAATATTACGACTACTAAAAAGAACTATGAGTATCACTCAAGACGTTGTACGCGAAACTCTTGAAATTTCTGAAAATGTAGCATTCAAAAATCAATGTGTTATGGTTCTAGATTCTTATCTACAAGAAGAACCAGACCTATCCAGACTAGAACTTGTAGCAGCACTCAAGATATACATGAAAGGGCTTGACGACGACTGAGCACTCAGTTATACTCTCTAAATAAATTCAAGCTACGAATATCACATGGAATCTATCGAACCGTATTCGACAGTTCTAGTGCTCAATAGTTCTTATGAACCTTTACACTTTACAAACTGGAAGAGAGCGGTTATTCTTCTCTTTAAAGAAAAAGCAAGAGTAATTTCAAGTAGAGTTATAAGACTCGTTTATTTTGTGAGAAGACCCTTCGTTAGATTTTCTGAAATGTATCCTTCCCGTGCAATGATCTACAAGAGAGATAAAAATACATGTCAGTATTGTGGTGCAAAAAGTAAACTTACAATCGATCATGTAGTTCCTCGCTGCAGAGGTGGCGGAAATACTTGGGACAACATGGTAGTTGCCTGTTCCAGTTGCAATACGAGGAAAGGTGATAAACTACTAGAGCAAACGAACATGAAACTTCGTAAGAAACCAAGAGCTCCCATCAGCAAAGTAATGATGGATCTTGAAGAAACAAAAGTCAGTCAGTGGAGAGATTTTTACTACGGTTGACTTTCTAATTCAAATCAGTTATATTGATTTCATTGGTTCAGTAGCTCAGCGGATAGAGCAACCGCCTTCTAAGCGGTCGGTCGCAGGTTCAAATCCTGCCTGAATCGCCTCGCGGGATTAGTTCAGTGGTAGAACGTCAGCCTTCCAAGCTGAATGTCGTCGGTTCGAGTCCGATATCCCGCTCTAACGGACTGGTATACATCCGTGCTCACATCTCCGAGAGAAAAAAGAATCGGAACAACAACCCATGTGAGAGAGAGGTGGGATCCCTCTTGAACCTCCCCTGCTGACGAGCAGGGGACATTCCCCTGCTTGATTAGCTCAGAGGTAGAGCATCTCGTTTACACCGAGGCGGTCGGCGGTTCGATCCCGTCATCAAGCATATAAATAAATCACTAATTGGTCTGCATTATGATTACAGTAAGATGCAAAGAGTGTAACACAGAACTAACAAGTTCTAATAAGATCCAAACTTGCGGGTGTCCGAATCAAATGACTTTGGTTGATAATAAGGTTGGAGCTTTAGACATGAATAAAGTTGTCTTAATTACTCATAACAGAGAATCAAAAATTGATAGTCATTTCTCTAGAGAAGAACTTGCCTATCAGGAAGCAAGAAGAAAGCGCAAGGTTCGTAGACTAGACTTTGAGGTGCGTTAGGGTCTCAACACACAGTTGACTCATAAATGTATCGCCTCTATACTAAATAAGTAACTATACTGAAAGCAAATGACCGAATCCAGGGAACTGTCTGATCTCAAGTTGACGAGAGAAGAATGTCCAAAGTGCGGAGCAACATGGATCAATGGAAACCATGTTTGGACGGGCACTGGAAATGAGGGAAATGAATTAGACCTTGCAGGATTGGTGTGTAATAAACTTGGAGACGAAACCTGCATCAATCCTTTGAAAGGATTTGATGGAGGACAAACATGGGAAGATAGATCTAAGAGGATAGGAACCTTAGAGAAGTTGCAGGAAGAAGATCTGTAAGGTATAATAATACTGTTAGACATGAGTGTTTAACTGCGGTGCTCCCCTTTGGTAGATTCAGGAGTAGCGGCGATAGGAATCTGCCTTATCGGGATGTAGCTTAGTTTGGTAGAGCGCCCGCTTTGGGAGCGGGAGGTCGTAGGTTCAAATCCTATCATCCCGATATCTTGTATACATAATTATACAAAATTATTACACTGAAATTTTAAGATGTCTGAAGAGAACATTGTACACGAATTGAAAGTTACCTTTGATGAAAACAATCTTCCTGATGAAGTTGTTGAAGAAGAAGAGGTAGATAATCAATCTATTGTTTTAAATGCTGATGAGTCTGAAGGAGTTCAGTATATAGAAACTGATAATCCAGATGATGAACCTGTAGCTCTAACGGATGAAGAAATTAGTTTCATCCGAGAGTTTTATGATGAAGATGGAAACGAAAAAGAGATTAGAGAGAACTTGCTTGGTGATCATAAGATAGCTCACTCTCCTATTGTCTTTGAAGAAATTCTTCCAGATTATCTTATTGATCTTATTGAGCAAAGAGTTTCCGAAATCGAAGAGGAAGACTGGGAAAATGGTGAAGTTGGAAATGATGAAGAAGGTGGAGAGTATCCAGAATCAAGACAGTGTGATGTATCTTGGATTGCTGAACTTGACTGGGTAAGCACAATCTTTACTCATTATTTTCACATCGCTAACAGAGAAATTTTTGAATACGATCTAACAGAGATGGAATCGGTTCAAGTCACAAGATACGATAAGAATCATTTCTATGGATGGCATTCTGATTACGGAACGAGTGCAGATAAAGATCTTACTAGAAAACTCAGCATGAGTATCATTCTTTCAGATCCTGAAGAGTATAGTGGTGGTAAATTACAGTTCATTGATTATCAAGGAAAAGTTCAAAATGTAGATAAAACTAGGGGAACTGTAGTAGTATTTGATTCGAGAACACCACATAGAGTAACACCTATTCTTAGAGGACAAAGAATTTCTTTAGTAGCATGGATGATGGGACCAAAACTGCGATGAATTTTTATACCGTGGAAGAGTGGGAAAAAAACTGGGATGAACTTTTCTCACGGGTTGAGAATGGGGAAACCTTAGGAATCATTAATGAAGACGGTCATAAAGCCGTCATGGTTCCTGCAGACGACGAACTCATCAAGTTGTATACTGAGTTGAACAACGAGGCTTCTTAAGCCTTACGCTCGCTTAGCAATCTGGTGAATGCAGCAAACTCATAATTTGCCTAAGGTGAGTTCGATCCTCACAGCGAGCATGGGACACCTCTGAAAGTGTCCATAAGATTCTAAACCTCTTAGAGTCTCTGTTAAAATTACTAGGTAAACAAACAGACCAATGACTATCACTGCTAGATTCAAAAAAGACATCAGCACTCTTCGTTCTGCTGCACTTGGTGATATTTTTCTTGATGTGAAAAATCCAAAGCTCTTCAAGAAAGTTCGTCGTTATTATGAAAACGAAGGAGTTGTATTCTCTGGCGATGCCCTTGACGACTATGATATGCTTATGGAGTATATTCTTGCCGATCTTGAAACCGCAGAGGTTGTCTGATGAAAGTCCTTCTAGAACGTTTTCCCTATCGTTACGTTGAGTGTGGAACACTTGAGATCAACGATATGCCCGACTATCGAATTCAGAAAGCAGATCCATGGACAAAGCGTTACAGGGATATGTATCTATGCGATAATGGTATGCAACTCACTACTGCTATGGAAGACTTTGAGTATACCAAATGGTTAGATCCAGAAGGTGTTCCTTGCTATATAAAAGACAGTGTATCTGCTTCTTAACACATGGAAAAGGATGCTATAAATCTTACTCTCAAGCATGAGTGGATGACAGTATCTGATGCCAAACTTTTACTTCACTATCAATATATGAGAGTACGATCTCATAAAAAATATGGTGGATGGAAGACAGTTCAGACTCTCATGAACATTGCCTATGGCATTTATCAAAGAGAGTCTGAAGAACTCTTAAGAGCAAGATTAGATTTAATTAAGTCACAGATGGAGAATATCTAAATAAAACTGAGAATTTAATTTAAAACTATGGCTGCAAAAGGGAGCGCAGGAAAATCTGCAAGTGGTGCATCAATGTCTAAGTACGACGTTGAAGTTGAGGGAAGACTCAAAGCACTTGAAGCGAAAGCACACAGTAAGTGTGATGGTGGCGGGGCAAAACTGAATGCAGCAGGACTTCCTCCTCTTGCATCTCATAAAGACGAAGCATATAAGAGATTGGATGCATTGGAGAAGAGAGTAGAAGCATTGATCTCTGCTCTTTCCTGAATACTGAGGGGTTTACAAGACCCCTCTTTTTTTATATAATACATAGGTATGGACTAAATCTAAAAACAATGAGTGACTTTAAAAAAACAGCATTGGTTCTCGGTGCTGGTGGCTTCATTGGAAGTCATATGGTTAACCGACTAGTTGAAGAAGGATATTGGGTTCGTGGTGTAGATCTAAAAGAACCCGAGTTTTCTCCTAGTCGTGCTCATGAGTTTGTTCGTGGAGATCTTCGCGATGCTAACTTTGTTTCTAGGGTCATTCAATTTAAAGGATACCAAGGTAACTTTTATAATTCTATTCCTTATCGAACTATTCAAACATTCGATGAGATCTATCAGTTTGCTGCTGATATGGGTGGCGCAGGTTTTGTTTTCACTGGAGAGAATGATGCAGATATCATGCATAATTCCTGTGCTATTAATTTGAATGTTCTTGAGGAGCAGCGTAAACTTAATGAGAGATATGGAGAAGACTGGAATCAAATTCCAGAACACAATAGAAGACTAACTAAAATTTTCTACTCTGGATCTGCCTGTATGTATCCAGAGTACAATCAACTTGACCCTGATAACCCAGACTGCCGTGAAGAATCAGCATACCCCGCAGACCCCGACTCTGAATATGGATGGGAGAAACTCTTTGCAGAGCGGTTATACCTTGCATATGAGCGTAACCATGGTATTCCTGTTCGCATTGCTCGCTATCACAACATCTTTGGTCCCGAAGGAACCTGGGACGGTGGAAGAGAGAAGGCACCAGCTGCAATCTGCCGTAAAGTCGCTTACCTCCCGGAGACGGGTGGAGCAATCGAGGTGTGGGGAGATGGCTTACAGACTCGTTCCTTCCTGTTCATTGATGAATGCATTGAAGCAACTCGAAGGTTGATGGAATCCGACTTCACTGGTCCTGTGAATATTGGATCTGAAGAAATGGTTTCAATTAATGACCTAGTAGACATTACTGCTAAGGTTGCTGGTAAGGTAGTGCATAAGATGTATAAACTAGATGCACCAACTGGTGTACGTGGACGTAACTCTAACAATGATCTCATCCGCGAGAAACTTGGATGGGATTATGAGCAGACTCTAAAGGAGGGTATTCGTAAAACATACGAATGGATTCTTGCACAAACCAAAGTGACTACTACCGAACGAATTACATGAAATCTATCACTGTAGTATTGAACGCATACAAGCGTTCCAATTTGAAAGAACAAGTAGAGGCAATTAGGAACCAGACAGTAGAAGTAGATGAGATTTTCTACTGGCAGAATACTGCTCCTGGAATTGAGTATGATGAAGACACTTACACTGAGTTGAATGCAGCTCTCAGCAACTACAACTATGGAGTATGGGCAAGGTTTGCTTTTGCTTTAAATGCTAGGACTGATTATGTTTGCGTCCTTGACGATGATACGATTCCAGGAAATAGGTGGTTAGAAAACTGCCTAGATACCTATGAAACTCATCCTGGACTTCTTGGAGGAATTGGTCTCCGTTTTGAGAACGGTGATTATGAATTAACCAGAACAGAAGATGGTAAGTTCGCTCGGTTCGGATGGGATGTAAATCCAATCTGTGCAGGCAACAATACAGAACCTGTGGAGGTAGATATTGTTGGTCACTCTTGGTTCTTCTCTAGGGATCTTCTTTCTGTGTTTTGGAGAGAACTTCCTGGTACTCAATGGACGATGCTTTGTGGTGAAGACATTCACTTCTCACATATGATTCAGAAGTATACTGACTTGAAGACCTATGTTCCACCACATCCACCTAACGATAAGTCTATGTGGAGTAGTCTCAAGGCAATTGAGTATGGTGGTGATCAACACGCTACAGCAAACATTACAGTTGGTACAGGTGAAATGGCTATGTACCTCAGGCACTGTGTGGATGATGGATTCAAACTTTATAAGGACAGAAACTGATGGAATTAATGGAAGCATCTCCCTTTGAACCTTACGTTGAGGTTCAGGGGAGCTCTAGAATTAAGTATGCAAAACTAATTAAAGATGCATATGAGAAAGCATTGACTGAAGAATCAAATCTTCCTGATTGGATTCTTACTCTTAATGGAATGTCCGGTAAACGGTATCGTCATTTTGTTAACAACTTGATTGCTACTGTTCCTGATGCACGGTATCTTGAAGTTGGATCTTGGAAAGGATCTACTGCTATGGCTGCTATCTATGGTAACAAAGTATCTGCAGTGTGTGTTGATAACTGGTCTCAGTTTGGTAATGTACGCGAAGAGTTTTGTAACAATGCTGAGCGATGCACTAATGATGATACGCAACTAGAACTCTATGAAGGAGACTTTAGAGACGTAGAGTATGATGATATCGGTAAGCATAATGTTTACTTCTTTGATGGTCCTCATGAAGAACAAGATCAATATGATGGTCTTGCTCTAGCACTACCCGCTCTTGATGATGAGTTTATTCTTATCATTGATGACTGGAATGATCCACGTCCCAGAGATGGTACACTGAGAGCGATTGAAGAACTTGGTATCACGGTCAGATACTCTATGCAGATTCGTACCAGCAATGGTGTTGATATTGTTTACCCAACTCCTCATGTTCTGGAGAATAGTCTCTGGCATAACGGATATTACTTTGCTGTTTGTAAAAAATGATTGAAGTAGATGCCCTGGTTATTCAGGGTCCAACAACCTACTGTAAAGAAGTTTCAGAATACTACAAAGACTACAAACAGGTATGGTCAACGTGGAACTCTGAACCAAAAGAGAATCTGGATTATCTTCGGAGTCTACCAAATGTTTCTTTGGTGACTGATGATCTTCCAGTTCTTTCTGCTAAGGAAAAGTCTGGAGCTGGTCATGGTCCATGGTGTCTTGAGAGGGCTCTTTATCAATGGACATCTACTCTCAACGGATTCAAACTTGCAGAACAAAAAGGATATAACTTTTGTCCAAAGATACGATCAGACTTTTTGATCGATCTTGACGCTGCTCTACCAAAATGTGATCCAGAGGCATTTAATTCTCTCGGATGGCATAAAGGTAGTGTTGGATATCTAGTTGATTACTTCTATCTTGCAAAGACGAAAGATATTATATCTATGCTTGAGGGATGTATAGCACTCAGAGTACCTGCCCACGCTGAAAATGTAATGACTTATTGTTGGATTGCATGGGCACAAAAAAGAAATTTAAAATATTGTTTAGATGAATCTGTGTATACTTATTCTTTAAAACATAAGTATACTACCGAATTGTTCATGGGAGAAGTTGCGAAGGGTATTTGGATTGTTGATCATGATCAACAGCATGACTCTAAAAATCATTTACATACTTTCACCAAAGATAATTTACCTGATAAGTATCCTTTAGTTCATGGATGGGGACCTGGAGTATGAGAGACTACAAAGAAGAGATTGAATTTTTCTATAACAAACTGGTAAACCGTGAGAAGTTTGCTCTTGGAAAGTTTGCTGATGGTGAATGGGGAGCGATCAAAGGAACACAATTCCTTCCTGCTAATGGTGAGTGGGCTGCTAATGGAGACCACCCTCTCTATGAGGTTGCTAGGAGAGAACTAGAAGCATCACTTCGTTATAAGCATCCTGATTACTACGTTGCTATCTGTCCCTGTTATCAGGATACGATCACATTTTCCGAGCAACCAGAAAGTAATATCACATATGCAAATATCTTTGTGAATTCAAATTATGAGTTCTATAAGGAAAAGTATATCGAAGTTTATAAAGAGTATGATGTTCACCTCGTAACTCATAAGGATACGAATCTAGACAATCTTCCGTTTAAGGTAGAAAAATTTTATCCAATCGAGTATAATGCATGGGTACTCAACCGAGACCTGCCTGATCAGATCTTGAGTGAGAATCCTGAGGGTAAATTATTCCTCTTTGCTGCAGGAGCTTTTGCTAATATCCTTGCATGTAAACTATGGGCAAAGAATAAGAACAACACCTATCT